CACCGTGAACGGGGCGGTTTCGCTGACCAGGGTTAGGCCATCTTCGGAGAAAACCCGGACAGTGTAGGTGCCAGGCGCGGGCACCCCGAGCAATGAGTAGAAAATGCCGTCCGTCGCAGTGAACGGCACGCGGTCGCCGACCTGGACGCCGCCCGAATAGAACGCGGCCACATACGCTTTAAGGACAGGCGCAAGATAGTTTGCGACTACCGGCTGAAATGCCGCGGCGCAGAAACCAAACTCAATCCGCGGGGGGGCTGTCATGCTCATTTGTTGTTTCCTTGTGCGGCAGCGTCCCAGGGGTTCGGCGCAGCGTCCACCCCATCGGTCGGCAGCTCGTCGAAAGCCAGGTCGAGGGCATGGCGGTCCCACACGCGGCGCGCGTCTATGCAGCGCGGCGGCGGCATCCGGCCGTCCTTGACCAGCTTATCGAAGGTCGAGGGGGACACGCCGGCATAGGCCGCGGCAGCCTCCCGGCACAGGCCACGCGGCGCCAGCGTCGGCGGCAGGGCGTCATACCGCGGCATGTGTACCCTCCCGCCCCTGCCCTGCTTAGAACGAACCGTTCAGCCGCACGTCCACCACGCCGGACGGGTTCGGCGCCGCGGTGACAGCCACCCCGATGCGCTGGTTGCCGGCAGGCGTGGCGGTGACAACCTTTGCGGTGCCATCCCAGAACACCGGGTCGCCGATGCCCAGCGCCAGGGCGGGCACCTTGGGCAGGTTGAACACCCCGGTCGTCACCAGGTCGAGGGGGTCGCCGGGCGCCACCGTTTCGGCCGCGATGCCGAAGATGGAACCCAACTGCACCTCGGCGCCGGACTGGGTGGCGGCCGGGGCCGGAATGGTGAGGCTATCGCCCCGCTGCACGAAGTTACGCATGGTCGAGTCCTTTCGAGGTATTGAAGGTGAAGCGGGATGCTGACCGCCGGCCTTGCGCCGTGGCGATCTCCCGGTCGAGGTTTGCGATGGCGGCGGCCAGCTCGGCATCGGAGCGATACTGCACGTTGGCACCGTCGCTGTAGCCAACGGCGCGGACGCCGCTGCGCCTCGCCGCCACCAGTTCCACGCGCTGCTCCAGCAGCTCCGCTATGGTCGCCATCGAGTTTATGCGCCCGCGTTGCGGTAGGCGCCGCGCCAGTCAATCGCGCCGCACCCGAAGTCCAGGATGCACCGGAACTCCATGCCCAGCGTGTCCCAGCCCTCGCGCGTCGCCATCTGCGGCCCCTGCGCGCTGGACAGGAAGGCATACTCCAGCACGGGCATCACGGCCGGGTCCGCGAACAGATACCAGGCGGTCGGCGGCAGGCGGGGTTCCACCAGCGGGATCAGCCGCCCGGTGAAGGGGTTGGCCTCGGCCGGCGTCGCGGCGTAGATGCTGGCCAGCAACTGGTCTGCCACCGTTTCCAGGCCGGACCCGATCAGCAGGAACTTCGCCGTCGCGTTGATCGGCGTCTTCCCGTCCAACCCCTTCTGGTTCCGCATCGCCAGGCGGGCGTCGGACAGGGCGGGGACGGTGGGGGGTGCGCCGGTTGCGCCCAGGTTGCCATGCTCGGGAGAGAACAGCCGCTTGCCGTCGCCCATCGCCGGCCCGGTGCCGTTGGACCCGATCAGCAGTTGCACCAACTGGTCAGCTTCCGTCTCTGCGGCGGCACGGCCCATCGCAACGGACCAGTCGGAGAAGGCTCCAAGGTCATCGTTGATGATGGCCTTGCGGGACAGGCTGAAAATCTGCCCGAAGGTGTCCAGGCTGTAGCCTTCCTTCGTCTCGCTGCGGGATACCGACTTGACCTCGCCATGCTCGTTCACCCGTTGCAGCTTGGGCATCTCGCTCAGCCGCAGCAGGGACTTCGGCCGGAAGTCCGCCAGGGTGGACTGCCGCGCCAGCGCCTTGAGCGGGTTCGGCGCGGCCTGATAGGCGGCCAGCAGCACCCGGTTGCCGGTGCCGGTCAGCAGGTTGGGGAAGTCGGACGTGGTGTGCATCGCGCGCTGGATGACTTCCTCACGGGATGCCATCCCCACGCGCTCCCCGCGGGCCTGGAGCAGGGCGCGGGCCATGTCCACCATGCTCAGGTTGACGTAGGGCCGGGCGGCCTCGCTCGGCGCCTGCGAGGGCAGGATGCGGGACACCAAGGCTTCCTGCATCCGCTGCACCTGCACGGCCGGGTCATCGCTGCCGGTGCCCACCTCGGCGCGCTGGGTGCGGATGGCACCCCCGCCGCGGCGCACCAGCTCCTCGAACGCTGCGGCGCGGGCCTGTTCCACCGTGGCGGCGGTGTCAATCAGGCCATCGGCCCAGGGGGCGCCCAGGCCGGCGGTGATGGCGATGGTGCGAATGGCGGTGTTGACCCCGGCCCGGTTGCCGGCGTCGTCGGTCGTGGTCGTGCTGTCGGTCGTCACTGTGCTGCTCCTGACGGATGCGCCGGGGTCCGCCGGCAACGGTACAAAGCTGATTTCCTGCGGGGTCCAGGAAATGGCGGTGCGGGTGCGCCCCCCGCTGCTGGGGTCCTTGCCATCCAGCCACTTCTGGACGCTGTAGCCGACGCTCACATGCCGGATCACGCCGGCCTTCACGTCGTCCACCACGGGCTGCACCTCGGGACGTGCGGAGAACCGCACATCGGCCCAGCCGGCGCCGCCCTCAACGCCGGCGGCGTCCACCACCCCTATCACGTCCCGCAGCCCGCCCTGGCGGTGCGTGTCCAGGACGCTGGCGCCCCGCAGCCGGTCGAGGCGGACGTGCGCTGGGTCGAGGGACAGGACTTCGCTGTATGGTCCCTGCTGGTCCCGGCGCGGGACCGCGGCGCCCGTGGACCAGGTGACGCGTACGGTGCGGTTCGCCTCGTTGAAGCTCTCCGGCTGGATCGTCGCGCCACGGGTCAGCATGTCAGGATGCGGCATTGATGGTTGCCTTTGCGTCGGCTGGAGGGACAGTGAATTGAAGCCCCAAGGCGGTTTCGCGGGCCTTGTCAGAGGCTATTTCGGCGTCCAGAACTTCCACGTCGTAGCCCTGCGCGGCGACCACTTGCCGGCGGGATTTGAACCCGGACGCCACGGCCAAAGCCTCGGCCTCTTGGTCCTTCAATGGATCAACCCATTGTTGCGCGGGCGGATACCACTCTGCGGACAGGTAATCGGCGGTGTTCGCCTCAAAGTCCGGTGCCTCGATAGCGCCGGACAGCACGGCCATTGTTACGAACCGCTCCCACACCGGGCGGCAGAACTGATGGATGATGACGTTGTATTGCAGGGCCTCGACCCGGCGGCGGAATTGCACCAGGCCGGAACGCAGGCTGGAGTAATTCGCCTCGGACAAGTCCCCGGTCAGCAGAAAGTCGGGAACACCCAATCCGGCCGCGATGGCGCGCAACTGGCTTTTGATGAACGCAACGCCTTCGCTGGCTTCGCGGGGTTCTGCAAACTTCACATCAAAGCCGGGCGGCAGCGCCTGCATCGTGCCCGGCTCCAAAGTGGGCATGGTGATACCGTTCTCCGCGTCAAAAGGGTTGACGGCCGGATCGGCGTTCGGATCGGTCAGGAAGCCCCCGAACAGCGCCGCGATCTTCTGGCGCATCAACTGCGCGTCTTCCAACTCGTCCAGCTCTTGCAGGCGCAGCAGGACGGGCGCCGTCCAGGACACGCCGCGCACCTGGCCAGGCGCCAGCGGGTTGAACAGGTGGCACATGTCGGCGGCCGGGATGCGGATCGCCGGCAGCGTGGTGGCGAACAGGTCGGTCGGTCGGCGCTGGCTCACATGGTAGCCCGTCCGCTTGCCCGATTGCTCAAACTCGACGCCGCCGACAATCTGCGCGCCGCCGCCAAGGTCCAGCGTGTGCGCCGGGTCAACCAGCTCGGCATCAACCAAGCGGATGGAGAACGGCACGCCCAGCGCCGCATCGGGGGTCAGCAGATGCCCGAACACTTCGCCGGCCTCAATCATCTGCCGCACCGCGATGCCCTGGACGCCGTAGAAGTCCAGCACGCCATCGGCATCGGCCTGGCTCGTCCACCGGCTGAATGCGTCCTGGAGGGCCTTGCGTGTCGCGGCGTTGGGATGCTTGGACACGGGCCGGATGCCGGACCCGACCAGGTTGCTCACCAGCGCCTCGACGCCGTTGGACAGCCATGGATTGTTGCGGGCGAAGTAGGCAGCCCGGCGCCGGATGGCGGGCGCGGCGGCCAGCACCTCGACGTTCAGCGGTCCCATCGTCGGATTGCCGCTCCAGCGCCGTCCGCCGCCCGCGGCGTCGAAACGCCGGGTGCCCGTCATTATGGCGACGCGGGAAGCGGTGCGGTGCAGCAGGGCGCGGAGCATGGGCTAGGCGGGATCCAGGCTTGCCAACTTGTGCAGCACGCGAGCCTCGACATGGGCCAGATTTACCATTGCCAGGGCGCGCTTGTCGGGATCGGCCACAAGCGCCGGGATATCCTCGATGGAGAACACCTCGGAGTGGAAAGGCGGGTTTGCCGGGTCGTAGCTGGAGGTGGGTTTGCCTACAACCGGCTTCCCTGTGGTCCGGTCAGTCGCGCCGATCAACTGCATCGGCCCTTGCCAGACTACCAGCACGCCGTTTGGATTGAAGCCTCGGGCGTACGTGACTTTGCCTTCGCATCTCGCGCCGGGGATGCCCAACCGCGACAACTCCGCAAACACTGCAATGTCCAGCACATCGCGGAGGTTGTAGGAACGCGGCGCGGGTGGCGCCGGCTTATGTTCGGGCCGGATGTGGCCGCGGGTAATCCAAATCTCGATCTGATGGCGGCTCACGCCAGCAGCAGTCGCCACTTGCTGTACCGTGTAGGTTCGGGAAGCAGCATCAGAACGGCTCAGCGGCTTCAACATGGGAGGCTCCAACGGACTGTTGGAGACAAGATAGGGCACTCTGACACCTTGTTCAAGTGCGCGCGGGCAGCTATGTTCACGGCATTGCGGAAGGTTGGGAGGCGGTAGCGTTCCGTGGTGCGCGTGATGAACGCCTTGAGGGCGGCGGCTTCCGACTTGTCCAGCGCCGACATCTCGGCCACCTCAATCAGCCACTTGCCGTTTAGGTGCTGCGCCACGT